AACAGGTGAATCACGTTTTGAAACTCTATCAGGTGGTTCTGAAGATTTAGTCTTTAGACCAAATGGTAGTGAACAAATGCGTGTAACCTCAACAGGATTAGGAATCGGAACGACTAGTCCTAGTGCTTTATTAGAAATTCAAACTGCAGGTACATCTGGTTCACAGGATTTTCAAATTTTTAGTAGAGGAGTAAGTCCTAATTATGAGGTTTTTAAAATATCAAGGGCAGCAGGTAGTACAGAACTTTTGGCTAATCAAAATTTAACTTTAAGTGCTGATTATGATAACAATCATACTTCAGTTGATTCTAATGTAATATTTAAAACTGACAACACAGAACGCATGAGACTGGATGCATCTGGACGATTATTTTTAGGCACATCAACAGTTGCTACTGCTAATACTGCTGGTGATGACTTTGTAATCAAAGGAAGCGGAACTAGCGTAGGTATGACAATAGCACAAGATAATGCTAATGGTACTGGTTCAATATTCTTTGGCGACCCAAATAGTAGTTCAGCAGGTTCTATTAGATATAATCACAATACAGGTGACATGGCTCTTAATGTTGAAGATAATTTAAACATTAGTGCTGACAATGTTGGAATCGGAGTAACTCCAGCAGCTAAACTAGACATTTATCATGGGTCAGCTCACAGATTACTATTTACAACTACTGGTACTGATAATTTTATATCTTCAGTAAATGGTGCTAATAGTGCATATACAGGTGTTTTCCTTAATGGCTCAGTTGTTAAGTTAGGTACTGGTGGAAGCGAGAGAGCAAGAATCGATGGGTCTGGAAATTTGTTAGTCGGAAAGACTTCTACTGACAATACAAGTAATGGTTTTGTTTTAGATGCCAATGGAACTTTAAAAGTTGTGCGTTCTAGCGAATACCTTATGCAGCTTAATAGAACAACTACAGATGGTGAGATTTTACGTTTTCAAAAAGATGGTACTTCGGTTGGAAGTATTGGTGTTGATTATAATGATAATTTATTTTTATCAGGTAAATCTGACCATGCAGGAATTATGTTTGCAAACAGTGAGGTCTATCCATATAGAGATGGAAATTATAGAGATGCAACTTTAGATTTAGGGGCTACCTCTGGTAGATGGCGTAACTTATATCTAAGCGGTGGTCACATGAATGGTCAAGCTAATTCTTTAAGTTTTATTTCAGGCGGTAATGCATCTAATGGTGGTGCTAACATTCTTTTATACGGACAATCACATGCATCACTTGCTAATACAACTATATTTAGAGCTAGTGGAAGCGAGTCTGCAAGAATCGATAGCTCTGGAAACTTATTAATAGGTCAAACAACAGGAAATGTTTATAACCAAAGCTCTGTATCAGGTTTTAAACTTGATGGTGCAAGTGGTAATCTACAAATAGCTAGAAGTGGAAACACAGTTGCTTTCTTTAATCGTATGACTAGTGACGGAACTATAGCTGACTTTAGAAAAGATGGTACTTCAGTTGGAAGTATTGGTACTAGGTCAACTGGTTTGGTCGTTGGTAATGGAGATGTTGGTTTATTATTTGATGCAGGTGTTGATAGAATATTTCCCGAAAGTCCAAGCGGTGGAGCAGGAAGAGATAATGCTATTGATTTAGGTACTTCAGCTGCAAGATTCAAAGACATCTATGCAACTAACGGAACTATCCAAACCTCAGACATAAACGAAAAACAAGACATAGAAGATTTAACAGATGCAGAAACTAGAGTTGCAGTTGCAGCTAAAGGCTTACTTAAAAAGTACAGATGGAAGTCTGCTGTTGAAGAGAAAGGCGATGACGCTAGAATTCATTTTGGAATCATGGCTCAAGACCTACAAAACGCTTTTACTGCTGAAGGATTAGATGCAGGTGATTATGGTATGTTTATATCAACCACTTGGACTAATGATGATGGAGTAGAGCAAACTAGGTTAGGAGTCAGGTATAATGAACTCTTAGCATTTATTATTGCAGTAATTTAACACAGGAGAATAAAAATGGAATGGAATGTAAAAACAGTTGACGTACACCCTAACGAAGAAGGGCATGATGATGTAATCTATAATGTGCATTGGTCAGTATCTAAAGAAGATGGAGAATACTCTGCATCATCTTATGGTACTCAAAGCATAGATACATCTGATTTATCTAACTTTAAACCTTTTGATGAAGTAACATCAGAGATGGTTCAAGGTTGGGTTATAGACGCTATGGGCGAAGAAGAAGTTGCTAACTTAGAAGCAAATTTAGATTCACAAATAGAAAATGAAAAAAATCCAACTTCAATTACTAAAACTTTAGATTCTTAGAATGGAATCATTTTTTGAAATAATTATACTAATAGCAGTTGTTGGGTTTATAATATATAAAAAGAAACCAGAGTGGATTGAATTAGTAAAATCCAAACTTAATAAGTAAGCATTATGGCAGATACCTTTACAACCAACCTTAATCTAACCAAGCCAGAAGTAGGCGCATCTACTAATACCTGGGGTGGAAAAATTAACACAGATTTAGATACTGTTGATGGTATTTTTACCGCAAATGGATCTGGAACTAGTGTTGGCCTTAATGTTGGTAATGGTAAAACTCTAACAGTAGCAGGAACCCTAACATCCACAGGAACAGCAACATTTACAACTATTGATATTAATGGCGGTTCTATTGACGGAGCAACTGTGGGAGCCAACTCAGCGTCTACAGGTGCATTTACTACTGTATCAACATCTGGTCTAGCTACTTTAAATAGCGTAACAGTAAGCGGTACATCTACCCTAACAACAGTAGATATTAACGGCGGTGCTATTGACGGCACGCCAATAGGTGCAAACAGCACATCAACTGTTGCAGCAACAACCGTAACTGCTAGTGGTAATGTAAATACCACAGCAGGAGAATTACAAATTAATGGAACCAATGTATTAGAAAAAATATATCCAGTCGGTTCTATCTACATCAACGCAGCCGTAAGCACAAACCCAGCAACATTGCTTGGCTTTGGTACATGGGTAGCTTTTGGAGCTGGTAAAACTATGGTTGGCCTTGACTCTGGAGATACAGACTTTGATACCCTAGAAGAAACAGGCGGCGCAAAAACACACACATTAACAATTTCTGAAATGCCATCGCATGACCATACATCATTGCATGGTGCTGCTAGTAGCAGTAGTAGACCATCTGGTTTTACCGCAGTAATAAACTCATCAACACCTAATAACTTTTATGGCGGAACCCCAGACGATCCTTGGGGTGCAAGTAAAACATTATCTACAGGTAGCGGTTCTGCTCACAATAACTTACAACCATATATAGTTGTATATATGTGGAAGCGAACAGCATAGGGCTAAATATGGCTCTATTTCCAATTACACCCCCAGCAGGAATAATAAAAAACGGTACTGACTACGCTAACAAAGGTCGTTGGGTAGACGGTGATTTAGTGCGTTTTGAAAATGGTTATTTAAAACCTTTGGGTGGTTGGGTTAAGTTTAAAGATAATCCAGTCGGCACATTTTATAGTGGTACTGTTGGCACAACCTCATCTAGTAATACATTAACAATAACTACAACAGTAGTTCATGGTTTGAGTGTAGGAGATACTATTTATCTTGAAAGTTTTGACGCAACAGGTGGCGTACCACAATCAGAAATCAATACAAGTTTTAGTATTGCAAGCGTGCCAAGCACAACCACTTTTACAGTAAGCGCAAACACCTCTGCAACATCAACAGCGACATCATCTGCTTCAACAGTAATAAAAGCAGAAATACCAATAGGTATGTATTCTTATAAAACTAATAATGGCGAAGAGGTTTTAGCCATAGGAACAAGAGTTGGGGTAAATGTTTTATATAAAGATGTTTGGTATGACATAACACCAACAGGTTTTATCGGTGATGATGTTATTACATCTACTGGCTACGGTGCATACCATTATGGCGTAGAAGATTGGGGAGACGAGAGAAGTACGTCAGCATTAAACTTTAATACTAAAAGTTTTTCTTTTGATAACTGGGGAGAACATTTGGTTTTTTGTTTTGCAGGAGATGGTAAGTTATATCAGTGGAGGCCAGACGCAGGAAGCAATATTCCAGATACTATTGCAACACCAATTACCAATGCCCCGACAGGATGTCAGGCTGTTGTTGTAAGCAATGAAAGGCATTTAGTAGCCATAGGCGCAGGTGGAGATCCTAGAAAAATAGCATGGTCTGACAGAGAAGATAATACTAATTGGACATCTACTGCTAGAAATACAGCAGGTGACTTGCAAATACCTACAGGCGGCAAAGCTAACTATGCTGTTAAATGGCAAAATGACATTATTATTTTTACCGATGTTGGTATTAACAGGCTTTACTATACAGGCTCTCCTTTTGTATACGGTATACAAGATGCAGGTGTTAACTGTAAAGCTATCAGTCCAAGGTCAATAGTATCTTCTGGTAGTTTTTTA